TCTTTTTAAATCAAATTATAAAAACGTAAACAAATCATATTCTGGTAGTCCTTTTCAAATGATATCAGATATTGCCAAAGAATTTTTGGATAAAGAAGTTGAGCAAGAAGGTGAATCTACTTTCCAAAATAGGATGAAACTAATCGTTCCAAATTTAGATCCTTTGAAAGCAATCGCTTGGATTAAAAATAGAATGACAACCTCTGATGGTGTTCCTGATTTTATCTATTCTACTCTTGGCGTAGATAAACTCATAGTGAACGACCTTCTTACTATGATTGATAAAGAACCCATAAATGCTTCTAAGCCTTTTATGTACGCTTCTACACCTAACGTTGCTGAAGAAGAAAGGGGTGGGACTAATTATATTCCGATATTGAGTTACAACGAAGAACAAAAAGAAAATATGTTTGAGATGATTCAAAAGGGTTTGGTGGGCGCAAATTATCAATTTTATGATGCATTTACTTCTCAAGTTCATAAACACGATTTTAATTTTAAAAAAGATATTGTAGATGCATTACCTTCTACGAAAGAAAAAGAATATAACTTTGCTGAATATGAAATAGATGGCGAAGTTTTAAATAATATTCAGTCACAAAAAATAACTCAGATAGGTGGTTCGGGTGCATACAATAATGGATTGTCATCACCAAAATCTTACAACGAAGAAAAAGAAAGCAGCGATTATGCGAAAAAGGTGATTGGTAATGTTATGAAACAACATTTACTTAAAGCACCTGTTACAATAAGAGTTTCTGGCGTTGGGTTTTTGAAACCTGATCATAACATGACTATCGGTAACACCCTTAGACTTTATTTTTTACAAAATAAACCTGCGAAGGCCAACAGTACTAATAATTGGGATATGAAAAAGTCTGGTGATTATTTAATGTATGCAACTAAACATTCTTTCACTGTTGAAAGATATGACATAAGTATTACATGTGCAAAAATGAAAAACTTTACAAGTGAGAACGCAATCGTATGATACCACAATCCCCCTCTTTCTATGGTGATCAAACTCGTTGGTTTGTTGGTAGAGTTATCAGCATCAACGATCCACTTGAAATGGGTAGAATAAAAGTCAGGATCGTAGGGATTCATGACAACACAGAAATCAGAGATGGTGATCTACCATGGGCACAGGTTGTAGTACCTGTCACAGAAGGTGGTAGTTCAGGTCTAGGAGCAAGCACAGGTATTAAAGAACAGGCACAAGTCTTTGGCGTATTCTTAGATGGTGTTCATTCCCAACTTCCATTGGTTGTTGGTTCTATGCCAAAGTTTGAAGCAGATATTGAATCAACAGCAGGTGTTTTTCAACCAAATATACCAAGTCGGTTTGACCCTGCAGTAAATAAGAATCTATTACCTGCTGATCAGGTTGATGAAGAAAATCTATATGGAGAAACCAATATAGAAAAAGCATATAATTTTCTTATTACAAAAGAAGGATTAAGTTTATCCCCTCAAGCAGCAGCAGGAGTTATAGGAAACTTTTGTGAAGAGTCTGGTGCGAATGCTAATGGTGGAGATATTGATCCTCTTGCGATTTCAGGTATTCCAGGAGAAAATTCTTTTGGTATTGCTCAGTGGAATCCTGCAGCAGCTGCTGGTAATAGACTCGGTGCACTTCAAGAGTTCTCTGCTTCATGTAATCTAACATACACAAGTTTATATGCACAATTGTTATGGACTCGTAAAGAGTTGACCACGCTTCCGTATCTTGGGTATGCTGAATTGAAAAAGGCAGAAACACCAGAAGAAGCAGCACTTGTATTTATGCGTAAATTTGAGAGACCAGGATATCAAACAGAACGAACTGCTGCAAATGAGATAAAGAAAAAAACTGGAAAAGACGGTAAATATAAACGTCTTGGTGAAGAAGAACGAATTGAGTTTGCCGAAGAAATATTTAGGAAGTTCGAATAATGGATTTGATTAACGATACTATCACCACTGCTGATGCTGAGGCAGATGTAAATAAACACTTACCTTTATCTATAAGGTTTAAGTTTAATGCAGGTGGAAATAGTGCGACATTCACGCCAGCAAAACCACTCCCCAAATCTGTTCAGAAAACTATAAACAGACGCATTAGAGAATTGAATAATATTCAATATGAAAAGGGCACAGACGGCAGTGGTGATTTTAATCATAAAGTGATGGACAACATCAATTTGGTTAAAAGTGTTTACAAAGTAGCAAGAGGTATCCACTTTAACTATCAACAGGCAGAGCGAGCAGCAGAAAAGGCTGCAAAAAAAGAAGCAGCAAAAGCAGAAAGGGAAAGGGTAAAGACTCAGGCAAGAATTGCTTCAGATCAACCTGAGCAGTCTAGGGTCAAAGCAAGAACCAATAAAATAAAAGCAGATAAGATTATAGCCGAAACAGCAACTAACTCTGATCAATTGGGTAAGGAAACTGCTGGATTTAAATCTTTAACAGAATCTACGAAACCAAAAACTGCTATACCAAAACCAAATAAAGTTCAAAAACCAAATCCATCACCGTCAGAGATGACTGCTAATGTTCCTGGAATTACCGTTACAAAAGAACCTTCTGATAAAAGTGCTGTTGATATACTAGGAGCCAGCGTCACTGAACAAAGGAAAAATTTAAACAAACTCATTGCTTCTGGTAGTTCAAAGGGTGTTAAGCAAACTTTAGAAAATTCTACTATAGCAAAAGAATATAATATCAGAGCGCCAGATGTTAATAATGCCGTAAAATCTAATGCTACATTGCAAGATCTAGCAACCGATCCATTTATTCAAAATGGGTTGAAGGGTGCTGGATTAAGTGCTGATGAAATAGAAGAAGTCAATAAAGAAATAGATGAAGCGATAGTGGTTGCTGCTAGTCAAGAACAAAAATTGTTAGCAGTACAACCTCAAAAAGATTTTTCTGTAAAACAGTTCCGTGCTCTCGGTAATCCATTTGGTTCTCCTGAAGTTTCACTTCCCACGCAAGTTGGTCAATCAAATCCATTATCTTCATTAGTTGCACCAGTAACTAAAAATCCATTGAGTAGTCTTGGTGCAGTTGCTGGTGCCGTAGCTGGAGCAAGAAACGGTGGAGCTCTTGGTGCGGTAGTTGGTGGTGTAATTGGATCCGTGATAGGAGATGCTATTAATACAAATGTAAATGGTGCTAATAACTTTGCTCCTGGCAATCCCTTTGGTTCTTTGGGTATGGATTTTGGTAACATTATGGCAACTGTAACAGGTCTTGCGCAAGGAACTGGATCATTCAAAGAACTTGGTGAATCTATTCCAAGTATTCCTGGCGGTTTTGACCCTATCACTAAAGCACCTGTTCCCGATATTGTTCAATCGACAGGAACAACGCAATTAGCAAAAACAGTAGACAAGGGAACTAAAACTGCGGTTGATACTCCTACAACTCCAGTAAAAGAAGTCACGAAAACTAAAACAACAGGATTTGAAGCTCTGGGGTATGATGAAATAGATGGTGAATTTTTTGGTGGATATGAACCTCTTAACAGTAAAAAAGAATTTGAACTTGAACTTAAAAGTTGCCCAAGAAAAATTAAACATGCAATTATTGTTTGGACTGCAACAGCAGAAAACGAATTTTATACTGCTAGGTCTTATAACGAAAAAAGACATAAGCAGTATAAACGAAAACCTGAAGAAAAAAGAGTACCAGCTGGAACACCTGTCGGCAGGTTAGGATATCAGAGATCTAACTATTTCATACGAAAAGATGGTATTGTTGAAAGACTTGTTCCTATAGGAACTAGACCCACTACATATGGGGCCAATAAACTAGAACAAGAATCAAAGTCTAAATATATGAAGATTCATGAAGAAGGTATCATGATTCAATTTGATGCTGGTATATTAGGGGACGCACCAGAGTCTGGTCTTAATCATGCTAATCTTTCTGATAAATCCATTACTGCAGAACAGTGGAAATCCTTTGATATGATGATGGATGTTATGTACCGACACTCACCAGGAGGTGTATTTAAAGGTCTTGACCAAATACTCGCTGAGAGTAAAGGTATAATAAAAAGAGATGGAACTGAAGTTGAACAACTTATGAGATTTCAAGATGTAATGGCTCTTGTTGGTCCAGGATTTGATGTTGGTCAATATTTAGAAAAGAGAAGAGAAGTTCCAGATGGTGAAGATGGAATCACTGTTGAAATTGTTGTAGATGATGATACAGGAGAAGTGGTAGAAGATGATGATCCGTATGCAGGTTTGGATGATGACTTTTTGAACAGTGAAATAATTAATGGAAATAAAGTTGAATATGATGAGGTTCGTGGAAGGTGGTCAGTTTTTTATCGAAAAACCAATACCAAATTAAATTACGGAACAAAAGATGCCGCATACTTTGCTGCACGTGAGAATCTTGGAGAATAAAGAATGTCAGATGATGATTTTTTAATTGAAGAAAAAGATAAAAATTTACCAAGTAAAGGTGATCCTTTTTCTGATCCCAAACGTGTTTATCCTAAACGCGAATATGCAAATGCGCCTTCTGTAAACCTTGAAGCAAGAGGAATTGAAGAAAACGAACTTTTTATTGGTGGCGGTGATGTAGGGATTGATCTCGAGTTAAAAAATTATCCCTCATCCAAAGCACCATTGAATCAGGTTAAAAGAACTGTTTCTGGTCATGTTCAGGAAATCGATGATACTCCTGGTCGTGAACGTATGCTATTCAGGCATAAAACTGGAGCAGGTATTGAAATGCGTTCCGATGGTACTGTCGTTATCAATGCTACAAATAATATTATTCGTGTTGCAGCAGGAAGTGAAAAGGTTATCATTGAAGGTGATGGGGATATTGTTTATCATGGCAATCTGAATCTTCGTGTTGATGGTGACTTTGATTTAGATGTTGGTGGTAATTTTACAGTTACAACTGGCGGTGATATGGAAGAAGATGTTAAAGGTGGGTATCGTCAAGACGTAAATAACAATCACCAAACGTTCGTCAATAGAAATGTATCAAAGACTATTACAGGTGCAGAAACTAACCTTGTTCTTGGTGATCAAAATAATATTGTTAAAGGTAATCAAAGCACAACAGTCGGTGAAAATAAAGAAGATATCGTTGGTTCCGAATATCAGATATCTGCTGAAAACAAATACATCGCAACATCACCCGATATCAATATAGGTGCGTCAAGTTTAACTGTTATTGGTGATAGTGGAACAATGGGTGGTCAGAATATTATCACTTATAATTACAATCAATATACAGGTCACTCAATTACTGCTGGCGACACAATCACAACCCATACAGCATATACAACAAGAACACAGGCAACTGAATTTGTTGGTTCGTTGACTGGTAATGCTGACACGGCAACACAAGCAGGAAGAGCTGGTACTGCTGGTGGAATTGGTGCTAGTGGTTCAGCAGGAACAAAGAATACTGCATCTGCACAAGCAGTTGATACAAAGGCAACAGTACAACCTACAAACTCAGTTATGAAAAATAGTTGGTTTAACTCTGCCTATGGTATCTTCAAAGTTGCCGTGGATGTTGGAGATGTTATCTATAACTCTATAAACAGATTCGTAGATTATGGTGGAGTTCAAAACAGAACATTAACGGTCAGTGAAGTAAGATCAAAATTAAGAAACCCAGCAACTCAAAATAATGAAGATTTCATCGGTACTGCTATTGCAGAAAATGTTTTAAATACAACTTATTCTAATGCTGTTCCTTCTCAGATAGGTACTATCATTGATGATGAACCGACCCCTAGAAATCCAAACCCAAAAGAAGTATTTGGCAAGATTAAAGGTGCCGAAGCTAAACGATTTGCAGGATCAGTACAAAATGATATCGTAACAATTCAACCGAATCCAACTTATGATCCAAGAAGAAAGAAAACTATTACTGAAAGAACTAAACTTGCCAGAGGAATCAATATGGCAAAGTTCTTTGGAAGTCATGGTGATCCTATTACAATGGATCATATGTTTACAGAAGATAGATATGAAACTGCAAAATACCTTTATCTTCATGCTCAATTAATGAGATCTATCATGGAAGATGAAGGTGATTTTGATGAGTTTAGACTTGTAGTTTCGGAAGGCGTGTATAAACCTTCAGAAACAGAAACGATAGCAGCAGGTAGTGTTAATGACTATAGAACATATGGTCGCGCTATCGTATACGAACTAAGAAATCGTAAAGGTGAAATTGCTTTAAAACAAACATTTAAACTTGCTGCTTGGTGGAAAGATAGTCAGCAGTACGAAAAAATGATATTAGACTATGACACATATAATGTTGATGGTTCACTCAATGCTCAAATTATTGTGATTATGCCAGAGTTGCAAGCAGGATATAAAGCAACTTATCAAAACAGACTTGAAACGAGATATAATAATTATGTTCAAGCGACTGGTGAACTTATAGAAATCCTTGCATAAAACATTATAAATAGGATAAAAGGAATTAAACATGCCAGCAAAAGCATTTTCTATAGAAGATGGAAATTTAAATACATCATCTATTTCTACCACGAAGTCGGTAGTCTATACAGATTTGGATTTATTCTTTTCTCCGAAACCTTCTGGTGACGTGTACAAAAAGCAAGACGTTGCGGCAGTTAAACAATCCGTCAAAAATATTCTTATGACTAACTTTATGGAAAAACCTTTTAATCCAGAATATGGTGGAAATTTAAATAGTTTTTTATTTGAACTTGACACTACAGTTGAAGCAGACATACTGAGAGATCAAATATTTGAAACTATTTCTTTACATGAACCACGTGCTTTAATGAGAGAGGTTTTTATCTCTCTTGATCCAGAAAAAAATAATATATATGTAACAATTAATTTTCAAGTTTTAAATTCGGTAGAACCTGTTTCTTTAGAACTATCACTTACAAGGTTGAGATAAAATGGCAACTACTATTAAATCGGCAGATCTTGATTTTAATAAAATCAAAAATCGCCTCAAAGATTATTTCAAAAGCAAAGATGAATTTAATTCATACAACTTTGAAGGTGCTGGTCTAAACAACTTATTAGATGTTCTCGCTTACAACACTCATCAAAATGCTTTGACCGCAAACTTTGCTTTGAATGAAGCATTCTTACCAACAGCGCAATTAAGAAGTTCTGTTCTTTCTCATGCTGCTATGCTTGGGTATGAAACTCGTTCTAGAACTTCATCAAAAGCACTTGTAGAATTATCTTTAAACCTTACCAACGTTCCTGGTCGTCCAGTAACTATTGGAATCCCTAGAGGAACTCAATTTACAGGTTCGGTTGATGGCGTATCATATACATTTAGAACGCAAGAAGCATTTTCAGCAAGGGACAATGGTTCAGGAACATACGACTTTAGGACTAGTGCAGGATCAACGGATATCCCAATATTCGAAGGTATTCAAAAGACCAAAACATTTATCGTTGGTCAAAAGAATGAAAGGCAAATATATATCGTTCCTGATGAGACAATGGACAAGTCTACAGCACGTGTTTTAGTTTATGATAGTCTCACTTCAAATACATTTACAGAATATACACCTCTTTCTACTGCTGTAAGGATTGATTCAGAAACAACATACTACAGCATCCACGAAGCACCAAACGGTACATTTGAAATTAACTTTGGCGATGGTACTTCTTTTGGTAAATCACCAGACCCAGGACAAAAGATTGTTGTAACATACCTGTCATCTAAGGGATCAGTCGCAAACGGTGCAACTTCATTTACTGCTGATTCTCAAGTTTCAGTAAATGGTGTACAATATGTTTTGTCAGCAGTTTTAGCTTCTGAATCTTCTGGTGGTTTAGAAAAACAATCAATTGAGTCTATTCGCCAACTTGCTCCTATCGCTTTTGCTGCCCAGCAAAGGTTGGTGACATCTTTAGATTATAAAGCAATCATTGATACTAATTTTTCTACAGTAAAGGAATCAGCAGTTTGGTCTGGTGATCAAAATGTACCGATAGATTATGGTGCAGTTTATATTTCCTTGAACTTTACTACAGGAACTCCTGCTGCAACTAAACAGCAAGTACAAGATCAAATTAGAGCAAACTATGTGAAGAACCTTTCTACTATGTCGATGACACCAAAGTTTGTAGAACCAAAAGACGTTTTCTTAATCTTGACAACTCAATTTAACTTTGATCCTGCCCTTACAGGACTATCAAGTCAAACTCAGGAAAGCAACATACAAAAATATATCAGGAATTATTTTTTGAGGAACTTAGAGTCATTTGATAAAACTTTCAGAAAGAGCAATCTATTAA